GCACCAGTCGCAGGAGTAGTAGCACCCACAGTACCATTGTGCGGGCCAGCCAAACCAGCGGCAGCCAGGGTAGTACCGTTAAATGTCAGGTTAGCAGAGCCGCCCAACACGCCAGAGTTGTTGAACTGAACTTGGGTAGTAGAACCACCGATAGAACCAGTGGCTTTAGAGGCCATAGTCTGAACAACACCTGAGCTGTCCTTGAAAAATAATTTTCCATCATTTGTGTTCAAAGCAAGCTCACCCGCTACCAAGTTGGCGGCGAGTGGCACGTTAGAAGCGGTAGCGCTATAGTAAAGCGATACGGGCGTAAATCCTGTGGCGGCCATATTAATTACTCCTTAGAATGTTCCAGCGGCTATTGTATTAGCTGGGTTGAGGGGGGTGTATCCGAGTGCTGTTGTCACGTTAGAAGAGGTCAGTTCACCACGAATTGTTGCGCTAGATTTGTTGTCTACGTTACCTAAGCCGACCATTGCGGCTGTGATACCGCTTACTGTACCAGTAAATGTTGGCGATGCCAAGTTTGCCTTCAAAGCAATCGCTGTATCAATCGCAGTTTTAGTGTAAGCATCAGTAATACCAAACCCAGCAATTGTAGTGGGTACGCTAGACAATCCAGAGAATGGAATGTTGATGTTAGCTGTTCCGTCGAACGACACACCTGCAATCAAGCGGGCGTTCTGAAGCGCAGTAGCTGTTCCGGCGTTACCAGAAACGGTTGTAGGAGATGCGCGTACGTGGTCTGAACGAGCCGCTGTAGTAGCAGTTCCAGCAGCAGCCACACCCAATGCAGCACCTGCAACGGAACCCAGTGACAACAAGCTAGGCTTGTTAATCAGGTCGCCATAATCACCCGAGGTGGCTACAGTCGCCAAAGAAGGCTTACCAGTCAGATCAGCATAAGCACCTGAAGTAGCCACGGTGGCGAGGCTAGGCTTACCTGTGAGGTCAGAATAAGCGCCAGTAGAAGCTACGGTAGCATAGGTAGGCTTGTTGGTCAGATCAGCGTAAGAACCGCTTGTAGCTACAGTAGAGAGGCTAGAGGTGTTAGCCTTACCAGAGATCGCTGTAGTTACATAGGACTCAGTAGCCAAAGCCACTTCCTGAGAGGTTGGGCCAGCAACCCACTTGCCAGATGTTTCATCCCACAACAGGCGCTGACGGGCCAAGTCGCCACGATCCACGTCCAAACCAGCATAACGCAGAGTTACGCCCGATCCGGCTTCACCTTTGTTGACGGTGATGATGTTGTCTTTAACGGTCAACACTGTGGAGTTCACAGTAGTAGGAGTACCCGCTACGGTGAAGTTACCCGAAACGGTCAAGTTACCAGAGATGGTCTGGTCACCCACAGTCGCTACGGTAGGAGCAGTCAAGGTAACTTGCGTAGCAGAAGTCACGCGAGTCAGAGCGCCTTGTCCAGAAGACTGGATCAGTACGTCACCGTTCTGGCCTGTAGTTTGAATAGTTGTGGAAGCTGCGGAGTCCAACACCAAAGTACCTGTACCGCTTGTGGCGATACGCATACCCTGATTGTTATCAGAGGTAAAGGTAATAGTGTTGGCAGAAGAACCCAGAACAGGAACGCCATCCACGTACAAGGTGTTGGCGTCAATACGCAGTTCTTTAGTGTAGATAGCGCCGAACTTCTTGGAAGCAGAGCCGATGTTGGTCACACCCGCCACGGATGGAAGGATGTCGCCGCTTACGGTCAAGGCTTTAGTAGCGAAGTCTTGCGAAGCAGAACCGCCAGCAGCAGCCACGGATGGCTTGTTGGTCAGGTCGTTATAAGAACCAGAGAACAGGCTAGGCGTACCAGTCAGGTCTGCGTAGTCACCAGAAGTCGCTACGGTTGCCAGAGTAGGCTTACCAGACAAGTCAGAGTACAGACCCGATGTAGCCACGGTAGACAGAGAAGGCTTACCTGTCAGGCTTGCGTAAGTACCAGCAGTAGCAACAGAGGCCAAGCTAGAAGGATTAACGGGGGTGTAACCCAGAGCCGACTGAATAGAAGAAGTGGTCACAGAAGCGTCAGAACCTGCTGGGCCTGTAGAACCTGCGGGGCCAGTTGCACCTGTATCACCCTTGTCGCCTTTTAAGCCCTGTGGGCCTTGTGCGCCTGTAGCACCTTGTGGGCCTGTGGCTCCAGTATTACCAGTGTCTCCCTTTAGACCTTGAATACCTTGAGGGCCAGTAGCACCAGTTGGGCCAGCGGGGCCTGTTAAGCCAGTAGCTCCAGTAGAACCTGTGTCGCCCTTCAAACCTTGGATACCTTGTGCACCAGTAGCTCCAGTGTCACCTTTAGCGCCAGCAGCACCCGTGGCTCCAGTATCACCCTTAACGCCTTGGATACCTTGTGGGCCTGGTGCACCTGTTGCACCAGTAGCGCCGTTAGGGCCAGCAGGGCCTTGAGCACCAGTGGCTCCAGTTGCGCCTGTAGCACCTGTATCACCCTTCAACTGAGCAACTACGCCAGCGGGGAGTGTGGTGACGTTAGAGAGGTCTTTCGCTGCTTTATTGGAAACAATCGTTGTCAATGAGGAAACAGCCGACTCGTCGTTAGCCAACTGAGCAGCAATCTCTTCCAATGTATTCAAAGCAGCGGGAGCAGCACCCACTACAGCAGCAATAGATGTATCAATCTGGCTTTGAATGTTTGCAGAAGTCAAAACCGAAGAGCCGTTTACAGTAATACCAGAGGTGTCGATGTGGACATTACCCACGTCAATCACGGTGGCCTTAACTTCAGGTACGTCTACGGAGTCAGGAGCCACCACCATCACTGTGCCGCGCACAGCTTCAGTAAATGTCAAGCGGAAAGAGTTGGCGTCGATGTCTTGCTTGCCAACAGATACGATGTTTCCGTTCTGGTCTTTAACTTGAATCCAGACGTTGGTGGTTCCAAGATTATGAATAACTGTCCAAGTGCTAGAACTCAAGCCTTGTGAGTGAATGTAGGACAGTGTCTTGTGCGAAAAGGGATACCAAGTCTCTAGGCCGCCGATGTTGACGTAACCGTAGAGGTTGTTGTCCTTAATGAGGAAGGTACCAACTTTCGGGGTCGCGGGGAAGCCAGTCTCGTTGACCTGCATAACCAGTGCGCCATACAGGGCAAGGTCGTTATAGATTCTTGATTCCATTTAAATTCCTTTCGGGGTAATGCCCCTCATATATGCCGTGCCATGAGCAACCTTTTTCATCACTAAGAGCGTGTCGTAAGACTGGCTAATGAAATCCAATAGTTCTTGTTTTTTGACGACACCGATTTTGTACATTTCATATTTCTCTTGTACGTCATCGGCAACGCGGATTAGCCATTCACGAATTCTCTCAGCTTCGGTCACTCTCTAATATCCTCGTCTCAGCAGTTTCGTAAAACCGCTTTATCCATTCGATATTCTCAGACAATTGATCTCTATCATCTTCACCAAGTGGGTCTTCAATCAAATCCGCTAGATCACGAATCTCACTTTCAAGTTTTGAAAATGCGTCGTCCACAGTCTTTATGGAATCAAAGTTAAAGTTTGGCAGAGCTTTCATAAGAACGGGGGGTGATTAGCCCCCCTCCTTAATTACACGGCTTTGGCGCTACGGCAGATCGCTTTGATCTTCAGAGCGGTAGACAAGTACACTTTAACGGTGTTGCTGTCTTGCTCTTCAACCGACACGATGTCGTTGTAGTACTTACCGTTGGCACGCTCAACTTGCACGCCCACGTCCACGAAACCGTTGTTCAGGTTGTGGGTGATGGTGTGAACAGTAGCGGCAGCGGATGCTTGGAATGTGAACACGGTAGCGTTGTAGTCGCTACGGATAGCTGTGTCGGCGGCTGCACGAGCAGTAGCTTCGGCGCTTACAGCAGCTTGACGGTCAGAGATTTCTGTGTCAATACGGCCACCCAAAGCAACTTCAGCAGCTTGAGCGCGGCTGATTTCGCTGTTCAAGTCGCTACGCAGGGAAGCGTCAGCGGCAGAACGGGCAGATGCTTCGGCAGTAACTGCGGCAGCGCGGGCTGTGGCTTCAGCAGAAACGGCAGCTTGGCGGTCAGCAATCTCAGTGGACAAACATATCGTAGCACCACAACCCCAGTGACTGTTCTGTCAGGCACCAATTACGAAAGCACCTCCGGCGCAGTCATCAGCACACAAACTAAGACTTACGCACAGATCGACGGGCCTTCCAGCATGCTCACAGGCGGCATACCCAATGCCAATGTGGGCATAGCATCTGCGTATACCCTGGGCAATCTTGCCATCAGTGTGAATGGATCTGCACAAGCAGTGGCCACATTGAACACCAACATCATCAATGTCAACGGCACCAGCGCAACCATATCATTGCCCACCAAAATACAAGTTTACAGCACAGCACTCACTGGTTTTGATGAATCAAACATTGCAGTGGCCGCAGGTCTTGGATCAGTGTACACTGACAATGCCACTAGAATTTCAGGCCTGGGATCGGGCAACACACCTGCGTTCTCAAACAGCACCAATTTCTACACTGCCAATGCCTGGTCTGGTGCAGTGACCATGACTGGTACCAGTGAAGCTGTGGTGCGCTGGGGCACACTGCAACACTTT